CCGCCTCCGCCTGCGTAAGCATATATTCCAGCAAAGTTTGCGTTTGCAGTAGCTGTATAAGTTCCAGAAGATGGTCCTGCATTAACTTGTTTGAATACCATGTTAGCACCACCACCTGCTCCATCTGCAGCAGCAGTAAGTCTTCCTTGAGCATCAACTGTAATAGCCGCTGACGAGTATGATCCTGCAGTTACTGCAGTGTTTGCTAATTTGTCAGCAGTCACAGCATCATCTGCAATTTTTGCAGTGCTTACTGCTGTGTCTGCAATAGCAGCAGTGCCAACAGCACCGTCTGCAATACCAGCAGCGACAACTGCATCGTCAGCAATTTTTGCTGAGGTCACAGCATCATCTGCAATTTTTGCAGTAGTAACCGCGCTGTCAGCAATTTGTGCCGCAGCAACTGTACCACCTAAAGTATCTAATGAAATTTCATTTAAGTTTGTTCCATCAGAATATGCTGCGTAAATTTTAGCAGCGTCTAAAGTAAATCCTGTACCTGATGCAGTTTTAATTGTAAGGTTAGTTGGATTAGTTAAACCTGTTGCATCAAATATATAAAATTTTTCTATTGAATCTGGAATAGTACAAACTGTGCTAGCAGCAATTGTAGCTGTAGCAAATTTAATTACCATGTTTCTTGCGTTAGATAATGCACCATCTGACATTACAAGAGCAAGAGTACCACCACTTGATAGTGTTACTTGTTCAAAACCAGCGATAGCTTGTTGAATTACGTTTAAGTTTGTGTTTGTTTTATCTCCCCATGTACCAGCGTTTTCGCCAGTCACCATTAGTTCGAGTTTTAAATCTGTAGAATAACTAGATGTCATAAATTTTATCTCCTAAATAATCTAATAATACCTTATTTAAGCTGCTCTATCAACCTCTGTCCAATTATTATTAACGCCTGGGTTTACTTCAGCCCATGCAGTAACAATAGGACTTCCCACTGAAGCTGTCAATTGTATGCCTGTAACATTAATATTTGCAGTACCCGTTGCTACCACAGAGCCTATAGAACTTGTTAATTGTAGCCCTCCTACACCTATAATTTGACCTGGTATATCTGCGTGTTGGCCAAGGGTCATTGTTAATTGTTGTCCCGTGACCGATTCATTAGTTGATTGAATCAAAGTTATAGAACCCAAAGTCATTGTAGCTTGGATACCTGTAACATCTACTGGAGTTTTAAGACCACCTGTAGTATTTCCTTGAGACATCGTAGCTTGAACACCAGTGACACTTACATTCGCATCTGCAGATACTGTAGATGCTGAGGTCAAAGCATCAAGCTGATCTTCTGAAGCTAACACAAATATATCTTGATCAATCTGAATTGAAAAAGATGGATGAGAGAAAGAAGCAGTTAGTTGTTGTCCAGTAACAGATACAGTAACATCTGTAAATGATGTCTCTTCACCAATTGAAGATGTGAGTTGTATTCCTGTAATTTGAATTGAATAATTATCGCCCCAAGCAAAACTTCCCCAAGCATCCCTACCCCAACCTTCTCCGGTTAGTGTTGTGTCATCAATGGTTACTGCTCCTTGATTAAATTGTATCTGTGAACCAGATACACCAACTTCTTGTCCAATAGGTGTTGAAACACTTCCAACACCAATAGATTCTAGGCTTCCTGTAACATTGACTAAAGCAGAGGTTCCCCCTACAGCAGATCCTTGAGTTGATGTTAATTGTAATCCAGTAAGAGTTACTTGATGATCAATTACGTGGGTTTCGTTCCCAATAGTTGATGTTAATGATAGGCCACTTAGGTTAACGGATGTATCGCTTAGATCTCCCCAAGCTTCAGCACCCCATGTCTTCTTACCCCATCCAGTGGCCATATCATCTTATTCCTTTATTAAGCTATTCTTAAAATAGCAGCAGAAGTAGTAAATGCAGGGAACTGAATTGTAAATGTTCCAGCTGTTGCAGTTTTATCACTTCCAAAATCTAATACAGCAACTGCATCAGTAGTGTTTGTACCACCGTTAGTTTGAGTATTATAAATCAAAGCACCTCTTGCAGTAAGAGTTACGTTTTGAAAACTAAGATCAGCAAAATCAGTAATAGCTACTGAAGATGAAACTTTAACACCTTGATTTACTAAGGCAGCTCCACCAGCTGTGTAGTTTGATGAAGTCACTTCATTTGCAGTAATATAGTTTGTTGTTGATTTTCCTAAAGTTGCAGAACTTGTGTACATCGCTAATTTATATGTGTCTGTTGATGCATCAAAATCGTGACTTCCTTGAAGTAATTCTTTTTTAAAAGAATCACAGATTGCGTTTGTTGTTATTGCCATAATTATTCTCCTTTAAAATTATTGGTTTGGAGAAGGAGAGGGTACTACCATTCTTGGTACACCATCATCAAACTCCGCTCGTCTTCTTCTGCCCATTTGTTGTAGAGCAAAATTCTGTACTTCTTCAGTATACTTTGTATTATAGATGTTGCCAAGACTGTCAGGTCCTTTTAAAAACCTAAAAGCTTCTGCTAGAACACCATGTAATAACATTGATTCTTGGTAAGTAGATAAAAAAGTATTATTTGTAGAAGTAAAATTAGGTGGATCAATAATATAATTTATTTGTACCTGTAAAGCTGAACTTGGAACTGGAGCTACCAAAAGGTTAAAATCATCCCAATTAGCCCAATATTTAGGAGTACCGGTTGCACCTTCATTATTGTATTCTGATATAAAACTTGTGTCTCTTTTTTCTAAAAAAGTTCTGTTTCCACTTCCATCTATTGCTTGAACTGATCTTATAATTGTTAAATCTGAAGGTAATGAAACATATCTATTGTCAGCAGTAAAATTAGATGTAGAGTATTTTCTTAAATCATCATAGTCAACTTTACCTGCAACATCTAACTCAACACTTCTTATAAAATCTTGAATGATTGCATCGGTTAAAACATTAGCATCTACTTCAGTGTAGTTTCTAACCTGTGTAAGAAAAGATGAGTGTGTAATAGCCATTATGATATACTAACTCCTACTGATCCAATTGTTGAAATTAATTCTCTACTTCTATTTTGAAGTGATGGATCTTCTGGAACCATACTGTGAATTGTAGTTGTAATACCGTTTGATGTAACATTAAAATCTTGTGTTCTAAAAGCAAAGTCTCCAGGTAATGAAAGATTTGCTACTCCAACATGAATACCACCAGAATCTGAAATAGTTTGATCATTTGAAAATTCTTGAGTAGGTTGTTGTACCGTCATTGTTCTTGGATTTCTTAATGCTACTGCATCTGCTTTATGATAAGGTGGATCAAGTTGTGGATGTTTAGGTTCAAACTCAGATATGTGGACTAGAGAACCATTCCACTCTTTAACCATCTCCTTATAAGGAAATGCTTGTCCAGATCTATCAGAAATAGCTTTTGATCTTTTACCAGTTGCGAAAGACATTATACTCCATCTCCAAAATAAGTTTGTGGAGAGATATAAACTGAAGTTCTTGAACCGTCTTCGTTTAATGCTCTAAGTAATTCATCTTCATATAATTGTTTTAATAATTGTATTCTATCTGGTGCTCTTTTTTGTGATAAATAATATGCAAGACCAGAACACATACAAGGCAAAAATCTATAAGCGACATCAGCTGTTTTTGTAAATCCACCTGCATCTTCGATTCTGTTTATTGTATAAAATTTTAATGTTGTATAAGTTGTTGCATCAGGAGCTAAATATAAACTTATAGTTGGTGTTGTTTGTCTGTCGACAAAATACTGTGAAGGTTGGCCTGTTTGTAATTTATTTGGAATTGCAGCATAAGCAGATCTATCAATTTTTGTTAAAGATATATCGTTTGTTGATGAAGCGTTTCCTGCTGCGTTTGTAGTTGAGATATATGCTTCAAGTACATCATTAACATCACCGTCAACTGTATAAGTAGCTGTGCCAGCGACTAATGCTTTTTCATTTAATTCAACTTTCCAAAGATGAATACCTCTGTTGCCCCACTCTGAAAATAAAAGATTTAAACTTCTTCTTGCGCTACGTAAGTCATTCCCACTATTAGTCCGCATACCACATCGTTCGTATGCTTCTTCAATAATGTCATCGATCTGAAGATCGAATGATGTAGTTCCTGACGTAGCCATAATTCATTACATTATGTCTTTGTAATAATCCAAAGACTTATCTAGTGGTAAACTTTCATCTTGTAAGCCCATACCAGAAGTTCTAGCTGCGCCATAGCCTTGAGTAGATTTCATTTCTCCACCAATGTTTTTTTTCTTAATATCTTTAGAAAGACGACTTGTACCTTTTCCTTTTTTAGCATCAAGTTTCATTTCTCTAACTTGTTTTGCATACTTGTCTTCTTCAGCTAATTTACCTGTTGTAGCTTTCATCATCTTAAAATCTTCACCAGATATTTTACCATCTTTATTTTTATCTAATTTTGCTTGATTGCCTTTTAATGCCATAATTTTCTCCTTAAAATATTATACGTCTATCATACCACCATAGTATCTCTTGGTAAAGGTACTGACGTTGTTTGGTTTGCCTCCAGGATTACCGGCTTGTCTCTTCCTTACAACAGCAGAACGCTTTTCTGAGCTTGTCATTCGGGCTGCTTTTGCAGCAGGCACGCATTTGGGGGATTTTCTTTTTGATCCACTTGCAGATTTTCTTCCACATTCTTTGTATCCTCCGCCTTTTTT